TGTTCCGGGACCTGATCTGGATCCCAGGCGGCGAGGCGATCATCGACACCGACTACGTCAACACCTGGAGGACGCTGCCGTCGATCCCGCTGCACGGTGAACCGGTCGAGTGGACCGGGCACGTCCGGCGGTTCTACCCGGACGACGCCGACCACATCTTCGACTGGCTGGCCTACACCATCCAGAGGCCGGAAGAGAAAATCAACCACGCCCTGGTGATCGGCGGGCCGCAGGGCAACGGCAAGGACACGATCCTGAAGCCGCTGTTCCGGGTCGCGCCCTGGATCGGCGGCGATGCCGACCTGCACGTCGTCATGGGCGACAAGCAGAACTGGCTGTACCAGAGGAAGCTGGTCTTGCTGAACGAGGCCAAGCGGACGCAGCGGGCATCGCCCGCCGACATCCAGAACCGGCTGAAACCTTTCCTGGCCGAGACCGCGGCACCGATGCTGACGCTGGACCTGAAGTACAGGCACCACGTCCAGCAGTCCAACGTCAGCAACTTCTGCATCACGACCAACTACGCCGACGCCCTGCACCTGGACGACGGCGAACGGCGCTACTACGTGGCCTGGAGTGACCGCGACCCCGAACCTGATCAGTACTACCTGGACCTGCACCAGTGGCTGGACGGGTCCGGCGCGGAACAGGTCTGGGCGTGGCTACAGGCCCGGGACCTGGATCGGTTCAACCCCAAGGCGAGGCCGCCTGTCACCGCGGGCCAGGAGACCATGCGCGAGGCGTCCCTGTCGCGCCACGCGGTCAAGGTCCGCGAGATCCTGGAGGACAGCGAGATGTGGAACAGGGTGGTCGAGACCGGCGACGTCTACATGGAGGCCAGCCAGGACCACATGGACCGGCGACAGGTGGCCGCGGCGATGAAGGAACTCGGGTTCCAGGTCGTGCCCAGGCCGGGTCACAGTGGCGGTCGGTGGTTCAAGAAAATCGACGGGAAATCCGTGTCCATCACCTTCTGGGCGCTGCCGACGACCAAGGATGCGGTCATCCAGGCCCAGTCCCGGTTCGCGAAGATGAAGTAGTCACACCGGGTCACATCACGGTCACATCAGGAGGTGTGACCGTGTTTTTCTTTACAGATCAACGCTTTAGGCTACTGGTCACATTAGTTACACTCTCTACTTAAAAATAAAAGAAAAGAGAAGAAACATGGAAAACATAGGGAAACATAAAATGTTTGGGGGGAAAAAATATGCACAAAGAAAATCGATTGTGACCGGTGTGACTTGTGACCGCCTCGACCTGGGGCGGCGGCCGGGTTTGGAAGGCGCGGCGAGACGCCCTGAGAGACCGCAGGAGACGCGATCCCGGTGGCCCATACCCTGGCCTACCCCTGGCCGGGATCGCGGCCTGACGGGCCTGTCAGAGGCTGTGACTAGTCGTTTGTGCTACATTCCAGGCAATTCAAAGCGTTGGGAGACAAAGTGTGGCGAGTAGGGCAGGAAGGCCAAACAAGCCCAAACAGCGCCTGCTGGCGTTGCTGCGTGACGAGTTCGGCGATGAGTACCATCCCGTCGTCGAGATGGCCCGCATTGCGACCAACATGGACAACGACGTCGGCCTGCGGATGCAGGCCAACCGCGAGGTGGCCAAGTACGTCGTGCCCCAATTGAAAGCCATCGAACACACCGGCACCCTGTCCCACGCGGTCGGGTTCACGCTGAACTACCTGCCGCCCCCGGCCGACCCTGCGCCGCCCGACCCGGATGACTGACTACCGGGCCACGCGCACGACGCACCGGTTCCACCAGTGCGCCGACTTCATCCGCGGCCTGATGGGGCCGATAGGCAGCGGGAAGAGTGTGGCCTGCTGCATGGAGATCATGCTGAAGGCGGCGGCCCAGGCACCGGCCAGTGACGGTGTCAGGTACAGCCGCTGGGTCGTGATCCGGAACACCTACCGGGAACTGCAGGACACGACGCTGAAGACATGGTTCGACTGGGTGCCCGAGTACCTGGGCCAGTGGCGGGCAGCGGACATGACCCACACCATCACCCAGGCGATGCCGGACAGGACCACCCTGCAACTGGAAGTCCTGTTCCGCGCCCTGGACCGGCCTGAAGACATCAAGAAGCTGCTGTCCCTGGAACTGACTGGCGCGTGGATCAACGAGGCCCGAGAGGTGCCGCGGCCGGTGCTGGACATGCTGCAGGGCCGCGTCGGCCGGTACCCCTCGGCCAGGGTCGGCGGCCCGTCCTGGTTCGGGATCATCCTCGACACCAACCCGCCGGACAACGACCACTGGTGGTACCGGCTGTTTGAAGAGGAACGCCCCTCGGGCTGGTCGCTGTTCCGCCAGCCCAGTGGCCTGTCACTGAAAGCAGAGAACCTGGAGAACCTGCCACCGGACTACTACAAGCGTCTCCAGGTCGGGCACGACTCGCAGTGGATCGACGTCTACGTCCACGGCAAGTATGGCTTCATCAGTGACGGGCGGCCGGTGTACCCCGAGTACAACGACACGCTACACGCAGCGGCTGACGACCTGGAGGTCGTCCCGCATGAACCACTGATCGTCGGCCTCGACTTCGGCCTGACACCAGCCGCGGTCATCTGCCAGGAACACCTGGGCCAGTTCCGGGTCCTCGACGAACTGGTGACCGAACGCATGGGCGCGGTCCAGTTCGCTGGCGAGTTGAAGCGCAAGCTGGCCCGCGACTACCCCGGCCTGGAGGTGCGGTTCTACGGCGACCCGGCCGGGGAACAGTCATCGCAGACAGACGAGGAGACCGTCTATCAGGCGCTGTACGCGCACGGCATCGATGCGGTGCCCGCGCCCAGCAACGACTTCACCATCCGGCGCGAGGCGGTGGTGCTGCTGATGGGCCAGTTGACGATGACCGGCGAACCCGGGTTCCTGATCTCGCCCAGGGCCAAAACGTTCCGCAAGGGCATGGCGGGCGGCTACAAGTACCGCCGCATCCAGGTCAGCAACGAGGAACGGTACCAGGACAAGCCCGACAAGGGATCCATCTACAGTCACGTCTGCGATGCTGGCCAGTACGCGGTCATCGGCGCAGGGCACGGCAACGCGGTCATCGGCAGCGACTGGGGCAGCAGTGGCCGCAACATCAATCGCGAAATGAAGGAACGCCTCTATGGCTGAGATCATCCACATCGGTGAGGAGGACCTGGAGGACCAGGACCAGGAACAGAACCAGGGCCTGTCCGACGACGAACTCCAACACATCATCGAAAGCGAGATTGCTGGTGCCCTCGGCCAGTTGGACGACGAGACCAGTCAGTCCCGCGATCAGGCGTTCGACTACTTCTACGGCAAACTCCCAGCGCCGCCCAGGGACATCAGCAAGAGTCCGGTCGTGTCCACCGACGTGGCCGACGCCATCGACTCGACGGTGGCCGCGATCATGCCCGCGTTCACCCAGGATCAGGTGGCCGAGTTTGAACCCGAGGGACCGGACGACGAGGATCAGGCGCAGCAGGAGACCGAGTACTGCAACTACCTTGTGATGAAGGCCCACTCAGGGTTCGGCCTGCTGCAGCAGGCGCTGATCGACGCGGCCTTGCTACGCAACGGCGCGGTCAAAGTGTGGACCGAGGAGAAGGTCAAGGTCAGCTATGAGGACCACACCCAGGTGCCCGAGATGGCCCTGCCCCAGCTAGTCGATGACGAGACCGAGGTCATCGGGTACGAACAGGGCGCACCCATCGAACAGATGTCACCGGCCGGACCGGTCCAACTGCCGACCCTCAACCTGTCACTCAAACGCTACTCCCGGCAGCAGGAACTCCGCATCGACCCGATGCCGATAGAGGAACTCCTGGTCAACGCCGACCACGCCGAGGTGGACCTGCAGGACGCACGGTTCGTCGCCCACCACTGCGGTATCACCGCTAGTGATCTGGTGGCCATGGGCATCCCCGAGGACGAGGTCAACGAACTCGACCAGTACGACGTGGACTTTGAACCGACGAAGTGGTCCAGGCAGCGCCGGGTCAGCCGCCGGTCGCCGGGGTCCAGCGAGGACCAGTCCACCGAGGAGAAGGACATCTATGAGTGCTACCTGTTGGTGGACTACGACGGCGATGGCATCGCCGAACGTCGCAAGGTGCTGTACTCGTCCGGCCGGATACTGCAGAACGAACCGTGTGACGTAGTGAACGTGGCGACCGGTGTCATCTACCTCGTCCCGCACCGCTGGCAGGGCCGGTCACTGTTCGACAAGCTGAAGCAGGTCCAGGACGCCAAGACCGAGATCCTGCGTCAGGTCATCGACGCTGGCCGGTTGAACATCAACCAAAGACTCTGGGCCGTCGAGAACAAGGTGTTCATGGACGACCTGCTGGAGTCGGCCACGGGTGGCGTGGTCAAGGTACGTGCGCCCGACGCGGTCGGTGCCCTGCCGCAGACGTCGCTGCCGCCCGAGTCCTGGTCGATGCTGGAGTACATGGACAAGATGCGCCGCGAGTCCGGCGGGTCGGCCATCGACTCCGCGGTCCAGGCGCAGCAGGTCAGCGGCGACACCGCGCACGGCATCGAACGGACCATGTCCGCCATCGAACAGATCAACGCCAACGTCAGCGAGGTGTTCAGCGAGACGCTGATCAGGCAGTTGTTCCTGCTGGTCCACTACCACCTCCGCAAGTACTCCCAGGGGCCGGTGCAGTACCAGTCCAATGGCCAGTGGAAGCAGGTGGACCCGCGCCAGTGGAAGCCCCGCAACCGGGTCGGCGTGAAGGTCGGCTTGAGTCACAACGAACGCGCCCAGCGCACCGCGGCCCTGGACGGAGTGATCTCAGCGCAGACCACCCTGCTGCAGCAGGGCAGCCCGCTGACCGACCTGACCAAGTTGCACAACGCCATCATCGACTCGACCCGGGCCAGCGGCCTGGACGCGCCGGAACGGTACTGGATCGACCCGGAGTCCGAGGAAGGCCAGCGGTCGGCCATGTCGGCGCAGCAGCAGCAACTCATGCAGATGCAGCAGCAGCAACAGCAGCTAGAGGCCCAGCTAAGGCAGCTAGAGGCCCTGACCCAGGCAGAGATGGCCAAGGGTCAGGCCGCGCAGATGAAGGCCCAGAACGACGCCCTGAAGCTGCGACTAGACGCAGTCCAGAAGGGCATCGACGGCAACTGGGACCGCGAGAAGTTCTACCGGGAACAGTTGTTCAAGTACGACGAACTGGAGGCCAAGGAAGCCGTGGACGTCCCGGGAGAAGGCACCAGTGGCTGACACGTCCCGCGTCGGCCAGGACTGCGAGATGTTCCTGCGGTCCCAGGCTTGGGGCCTGATCCGCGACCAGTGGCGCGAGGACCTGCTGGAGAAACTGATGCGGGTGAACGATGAAGAACTCCCGAAGGTGCGGACAGAGATGCGTACCCTGGAGGAGTTTGAAGACAGGCTACGGGCCAAGGTGGACCGGGCCGTGCAACTTAGACTTGCCAGAGGTGGCGAATGAACGATAATTCAACGATGGCCGATGCACTCGCGGAGGCCATGGGCATGAGTGGAGACACCCGGCCCGAACAGGCGGACCCGCAGGAGACTGTGACCGCCGACCCGCCAGAGATGGTGGCCGAGGAAGAAGGGACCGAAGAGGAGGTCGAAGTCGAGGGCGACGACGGTGGAGAGATCCGTACCGTGTCGCAGTTGATGGAGGCCATCGAAGCGGACCCCGAGGCGTTCTACGCCCTTGAACTTGAGTTCGGGGACGGTGTGGACGTCCCGGAAGACCTGCGGACGGTGGGCGCGATCAAAGACGCCGTCACCCAGGTCGTCCGGCAAAGGAGTGAGATTGAAAGCGCACGACAGGCGCTGGAACGCGAAAAGTCGGAGACGCTGGCGCGGTTGAACCAGATCCAACCCGTCCAGGAACCGCCTGAACTGATGCAGGCCCGGGCAACGGTCCAGGCCATTCAGCAGGCGATCCAGGAGACGGACTGGGCGGCCATGCGCCAGCAGGACCCGATGAAGGCGATGGCCTACAAGCAGGACCTGCAGGACACCCTTCAGCAGAAGTACGGCGAGTTCCAGCAACTGTCGAACCAGTACCAGGAGGCGATGGTCAACCAACGCCGACAGGTGCTGCAGGCCAACTACGCTGAACTGACCCAGCGACGGCCCGAACTGCGTGACCCCGAACAGTTCAAGGGGGCACAGCAGCAGGTGCTGGAGTTGGGGCAGCGGTACGGGTACAGCCCTGAAGAGGTCCAGTCCTGGACCGACTTCAGGCCACTGCTGATGATGCTGGACCTCGCCGACCTGAGTGGCAAGGACAAGGCAGCGAAGCAGGCCGTGCAGAAAGCGTTGAAGGCCCCGGCCATGGCCAAACCCGGTGCCCGCCTCGGCGGCGGCGGTGGGCGGATCAACGCCAAGGCGCTTCAGTCTCGCATAGCCAAGGCCAAGCGGCCCGATGCGACGAAGGAAGACAAACTCGCGGCGATGGACGCGGTCTTCAAGTCGCACGGTCTGTGACATCTAGTGCGAGGAAAGTACCGTGAGTACAACCAATCTTGACGAACGCAACCTGTCAGGGGTTGCAGTAGGCGGACAGGTCCACGAGGACCTCCTGGACCAGATTTGGGACCTGTCTCCCCTCGACCTGCCGTTCCAGGACATGATCGGCCGGACCACCTCCAGCAACCACCTGAAGGAATGGGTGCGCGAGAACCTGGAGGCCGCGGACCCGGACAACGCTGCCATCGACGGTGCCGACTTCGGTCCCGACGAGTCGGTGACCGGCGAACGGATCGGCAACTACCACCAGCAGTCCACCAAGTCGCTGAAGGTGTCCGACCGGGCACGTTCGGTCAACAACGTGGGCAGCCGCGACGAACTGATGCGTCAGGTGTCGAAGCGCCAGCGGGCGCTGCGTCGTGACGTCGAGGCCCGCCTGACCTCGGCCAGGGCGGCTGTGGCCGGTTCCACCGATGGCGACAACAACGCTACTGGTGCATCGGAGTGCGCGGGCGTCGGTGCTTGGATCGGTTCGGGTGCCTGGGCCGAGAAGGTCGCCAACACCGTGCGCGGCGCGGCCGGTGCGGACCCGGTCCTGTCCGGTGCCGGTGGCATCGGCGGCCAGCCGACCACCGCCCCGGTGCCCGGTACCGCGGCGGCGCTGTCGGAGGCCAACATCAAGGCCGCCATGCGCGGGGCCTATGAGAACGGCGGCGACATCCAGTACGCGATGGGTCGGCCGACGGTCATCGAACTGTTCTCCGACTTCCTGTTCACGTCCTCGGCCAGGGTCGCCACGCTGCAAAGCAACGCGCCCCAGGGCAACCGCCAGGGCAACGACGCAGGGAACGGGTCGGCCGGTGGCGGCGTGACGGCGCAGGGCGCGGTCAACGTGTACGTCAGCAACTTCGCGACGGTGGTGCTGACCCCGAACCGGTTCCAGCCGGTGGTGGCAGCCGACGTGTCGGACCTGTACTTCATCGACCCGGACCTGTGGGAGTTGTCCTTCCTTCGGAACTACTACATGAAGGAACTGGCGACCACCGGACTGGCTGAGAACCGCGGTCTGGCTGTGGACTACACCCTGATCTCCTACAACGAGGAAGGGAACGCAGCAGTCTGCGACATCGATGAAACGGCGGCGATGACCCCGTAAACCCGCAGGCCCGCCCTTCGGGGCGGGCCACCAGGAGACCCCATGTCAGAACAGCGTCAGGAATATCAGGCCAGTCCGGAACCGGCCAAGACCGTGGACGAGGTGACCAAGGCCAAGGGCCGCCGGGTCAAGACCGCGGAAAGGGTCAAGGTCAAGAACCTGCGCCCGACCGCGGTGTTCAGTGCCCTGGGCCGGATCCCGGGCAAGTCCATCGGGTGGGCCACCCGCGAGGAGGCCGATCACAACGACAACCTGAAGGAAGTCAAGGATGGCTAAGACACTGCTGGACGTTCACCACGACGCCGAGGGCCGGGTCATCGGTCACAGCGTCCTGCACTCCAGCGAACAC